ATCATCATATAACCAAAAGTTATAAGGATATAATGCGCAGGTTATATATGATAACGACAAGTACAGTAAAATAAATATGCTTATATATCAATGACTTATGAATTAACTATTGACTATTAACTGAAACTATGAAAGGATAGATAACATGAACAAAAAAAAGAAGAGTAAAAATAAAATGAATATAGATTTTAAAAAAACAGTAAACACAAAAAAAGTAAATAAACTTTCATTAGCTCAATTGACAGCATTGAATAATTTATTAGATGGTAAAGCAACAAAAAAAGATTATAAGATTTTAAAAAATGCAAAATAAAAAACAAAAAAGTAATAAAAGATTGAGAGCGTTTAAACAAGCCATCAAAGACTCAAGTAATTTTAAATTTAATGAGCTTATTGATCGTTGGCAATTTATCGAACAAAGAACCGATGAACTATTAGGAGAATATAAATGAATAAAGATGTAATTTATTGTGATAACTGTGCTGTAACTTTGGAATCGGAGCATGAACAATATTGGTGGTCTGAATCACCAATAGACTTTGACTCAGGTAATAAAGGAGAGAGTGCGGTATTTTGTAATGATTGTAATGAGGAGGTGTCTGATAATGAATGAACCAATAGATAACAAAATAAACATAGCTTTGGTGAAACTCCAAGCAAGACAAAAGGCTGAGAGTATGCTAAAGACAATGAATGAATTAGGTTTAGACTGGACTAAGGCGGAGCGTGAAAAGTTTATTGAAGATGAAATATTTAATAGACTCAATCAAGACGAGCTTGAAAAAGAACTAATGTCTTATAGAGAAGAAGAAATGGAATATAAAAATAATAATAATAATGAGGAATACGATAATGAGTGATATAAAACAACTACATGACCTAGAATGGCAACTTGATAGTGCCTTAGACAGCGTTAGAGACATTACAAAGCAAATCAAATACAATGATGTACCAAGTAATATTGTAAGCGAAATAGAGAACCTAGCAGACGAGTTAGACATAACTTACTATAGCTATCAAATTAATGATGTTTGGTCAGCTATACATAACTTAGAATCAGCTATCTATAACTTAGAAGAAATATTTGAAGATGCTTTAAGTGATGTCAGATATAAAATAGAAGAGCTTGAAGAAGAAGAAGAAGAAGAAGAGGAGGTATCTAAAAGATGACTTACGAATTTAACGAAGACGATTACCAAGACGAAAACGATCTATATTATTTGAATGGCATGAGCTACGACCTAGAAGATGCGAGAGAAAGAAGACATAACTCTTTGATTTCTAAAGGATTTTCTACTAACACCATAGCAGATTATGTAGATGAAATTTATAATAATAACGAAGGAGAATGAAACATGAGCCACTGGTCAAAAGACGCTATCATTGAGAGAGCAACAGATGAAATAATAGAAATGCCTATGGATGAGATCTTGAGTTTTATCTATGACAAAGGAAGCTATTCAGATGAAAAACATACAAATAGTTTATGCGAACAAATCATAGACATAGCAATAGATACTATGACTGAAGAACTAATGAATCAAAGTCCACACTAGGACAGGAGAGCAGAACAAGTGAATCAAGAAGTTATTGATAATTTTATAAAGGTTTTTGAGGACTATGAGTTAGAAGTAGTGCGAGATGGAATGAATGGTAAATACTATCTGTTTGTTTGTACTAAAGAAAAAGATAAAATTAGGATTTTTAAACTTGAAGAGTTGTTGCGAAAAAACAACAGTTAAAGTATTATTGTTGTAAATAAACAACAAGCAATTTTAAAAAGTTCTTGACTTTATGGTTGACTTATGATACCCTCTAACTTGGCAAGTCTAAACAACAACAACAACAGGATAAACAACATAATGAATAATTATAATTGGAATGGACTAAACTTAAAATTAAAAAACATAAAGAAGGCAAGAGATTATCTAAGACAGTTTAAGAATATGTCCATAGTGATTAGATTAAATAATAATAATGATTATGAATTACTTAATAAGGCTAAGTTTAAGATGCACGGATTAAGTAATATAAAACTAATTAATGGTTTAGATAACACAAAGGTTTATCACTTTGATTATACTAAAAGATAATAAATAAAATAATAGCTTGACAAGAACTTAATAAAGGCTTATAATAATAAATGTATACAACTACTATCATCACTTACAAGAACTGTTGGATTCTTACCACATTCTTTCTTGGTTTTGTTAAAAGACAACAACTAGGTAAGATCCAACCTATCCCGAATAGTTTAGTTTTTCTTTTTGGTTTTCCTAAAGGTTCGCAAAAAACCAAATATCATTTAAACCAATTACATAAAAAAAAGACTTGACATCTGTATCAAGATGTGGTATAATGTCGTCTGTATAAAATAAATATTTAACAAAAGGAGATAGATAAAAATATGGATAGTAATATTAAAACAGTAGAAGGAATTGCTTATTGGGCAAACATTACTGTACCTAGTACAACTTTTGAACCAACTTATCAAGTTGAAGTAGTTGTTGATGATGCAGTAGCAGATGCTTTTGAAGCAGATGGATTTCCTACTATAAACGGAACATCCAAAAGACAAGACGGAAGCTCTAAAACTTCTGACCACTATGAAGGTAGAGCAGTTATGATTAAACGAAGAGTTAGTCGTAAAGATGGAACACCTAATGTAAAACCAAAACTCTATGACTCTAACGGAGAGCAAGTTGATCTAACTGTAGGTAATGGCTCACGAGTGTTAGTTAAATACAGAGAGTGGGAAGTTGAGAATCAGTTTGGTCGCTTTCAAGGACTTGATCTAGTGAAGGTAAAGATCATAGACCTTATTGAATATACTGGTGGCGGCGATAATGATGATTTCAATGATGACGAATTTTAAAAATAAATAAAAAGAGGTAAAAAATAAAAATGAATAACGAAGAAGAAATGAATATGCCTTACATCACTATTGATGATGTGCAGATCTCAGTGGATGATCTACCAGACGAGGCTAAAGGAATCTTTGGCAGACTTCAAAGACTAAACCAAAAGAAAGCGAATCTTGTACTAGACTTAGAAGAGTTACAAGCAGGAATCAATTTCTTTTCTGGTCGGATTGTAGATGTTGTCAACAGCGAAGGTACTTCGGAAGAATCCGAGCCTGAACCTGATGACATAGAAGAGACTGACGCTTTTCCACCTGAAGAGGATTAGCTAAAATAGGTAAGGAGTACCTAACTATAATAAACTCTGGTAGGTGGTAGGCATATAAATTTTGTAATAAGAAGGAGCAAAGACAAATGATGACAGACCATGACGGATCAAATTGGGATGAATACAAATTACCTTGTCCTGAGTGTGGTGGATCAGATCCAGTAGCAAAGAACAAAGACGGATCAGCACACTGTTTTAGTTGCGACAAACACTTCCATGACTATGACAAGGCTTGTGAAACAACATCAACATCAACAACAGTATCTAAGATAAAAGATCACAGAAATAAGTTAAGCGTTCCTTCCAACGGAATATTCAAAGACTTAACTGACAGAAGAATAGCTAAAGCAACAGCCATGAAGTACGGAGTCAAGGTTGTTGAGAATACTGGCGACCATATCTATCCTTACTACTCAGGCAATCAAATGGTTGCTACCAAAGTAAGGTACAAAAGCCATGACGGAGTTTCAAAGAACTTCAATATCACTGGTTCTTTTTCAGACACAGGACTTTTCGGAGAACAAATCTTTAGCAAAGGTGGTAAATATATTACACTTGTTGAAGGAGAGTGTGATGCTATGGCAGGCTATGAGATGCTTGGCTCTAAATGGTCAGTCGTATCTATTAAAAGAGGCGCGGCAGGTGCAGTTAAAGATGTCAAAGAAAGCCTAGAGTTTTTAGAAAGCTTTGATAATGTAGTGATATGTTTTGATAATGACAAAGCAGGTAAGAAAGCGGCTCAAAAGGTAGCTAGGTTGTTTACTCCAAGCAAGGCTAGAATAATGACACTGCCTGAACAGTTTAACGATCCTAATGAAATGCTCTTTGCAAACAAAGCAAATGCATTTAGCCAAGCGTGGTGGGCAGCTAAGACTTATACACCTGCTGGTGTTATTAATGTATCAGACTATAAACTTAAATTCTTTACAAGAGAAAAGAAGAAAAGCGTTCCTTATCCATTTCAAGGATTGAACAAGAAACTATACGGACTTCGTTCTGGAGAGTTAGTAACCTTTACAGGTGGTACAGGTTTAGGAAAGTCAAGCGTAACTCGTGAGCTAGAACACTGGCTTATTAAAGAAACAGACGATAATGTAGGTATCATTGCATTAGAGGAAGATCCTAACAGAACAATCAGTGGTATTCTATCTATTGAGGCTAATGCTAGGCTTTACATAGACCAAGAACTAGAGAAGTTTTCAGAAGAAGAAATAGATAAATACTTTGACATACTCTATAACGGAGATAATGAGAATCGTGTATGGATTCATGCGCACTTTGGTACTAACTCTATTGACGAGATCTTCTCGAAACTTAGATACATGATCGTAGGTTGTGGTTGTAAGTGGGTAGTAATAGATCATCTTCATATGTTGGTTAGTGCTGTCCATGACGGAGATGAACGCAGAGCCATTGATGCAATAATGACTAGGCTCAGAAGTATTGTTGAAGAAACAGGTGCAGGTATCATACTTGTGTCACACCTTAGACGAGTAGATGGTAACAAAGGACACGAGAACGGAATACAAGTGAACCTTAGTCACTTGAGAGGTTCTCAAAGCATAGCACAATTATCCGATTGCGTCATAGCCTTAGAAAGAAACCAACAAGCAGATGATCCTAACGAATCAAACACAACTCAGTTGAGAGTATTAAAGTCACGATACACTGGAGATGTAGGCTTGGCTAGTAGATTACTTTACGACAGAGAAACAGGAAGGCTAAATGAAATACCTTCCGAAGATTATGAAGACGATAACAACGACATAGAGTTTAATAACTATGCGTAGTTTAGTATTTGACATTGAAACAGACGATTTAAAAGCCACGAAATTGTGGTGTATCGTAGCTCAAGACCTTGATTCTAACGAAATCTTTCGGTTTGCTCCTCACCAAATAGAGTCAGGGCTTGAGTTATTGAAATCAGCAGACGCATTAATAGGACATAACATCATAGGTTTTGATATACCTGTGATTAAACAACTAACAGGAGTTGACCTATCTAATAAGAAACTTATAGATACTTTGGTTCTATCTAGGTTATTTAATCCTACTCGTGAAGGCGGACACAGCCTAGAGATGTGGGGATATAAACTTAACTATAACAAGATTGAGTTTGAAGATTACTCGCGTTACTCTAAGGAGATGATGCAATACTGCGTTAGAGATGTTCAACTTAACACACAGGTTTATCATAGACTTATTCAACAAGAGTCCAAAGGTTTCTCTAAAGAAAGTGCCAGACTAGAACAAGGCTGTAGTTTAATACTAAAAGAACAAGAGCAGAATGGTTTTCAATTTGATCAACCAAAGGCAGAGAAACTTTTATCTAATTTTTATAAAAGAATGAGTGA